ATTTGATATTAATAACAAGCAAATAAGATTGTTTCCAATACCATCCGGAAATGAGACGGTATATTTCAATTATATGCTTACCTCCGAAAAAGGTAATCCTTTAAAGTATAATGCAGAAAGCGGGTCTTTGATAAGTGATTATAGTACAATACCATATGGTAGAATGGATTATGATCTTATTAATGAAGTAGGCCGAAATTGGATACGTAGATATACTCTGGAATTAGCAAAAGAATTATTAGGGTTAGTTCGAAGCAAGTATAGCTCGTTACCGATACCTAATTCAGAAATCACATTGAATGGTTCTGATTTAATATCTAATGCTGTTACTAAAAAAGAAGAATTGATTACTGAATTAAAAGAAACGTTAGATTCATTATCACGTCAAGCACAATTAGAAAGAAAGCAAGCCGAGTCGGATGCAATGTTACAACAAATGAATAAAATTCCGTTAGGAATATATGTAGGGTAACATATGGCATTATTTGGATCAGGTAGAGATGCATCGTTAATTAGATCAATGAGCCGTGAATTGTTACGGTATATTGATACTGAGGTATTGCATTATAAATTGGTATTAGATAGTACAAATGAAAACATATACGGCGAATCAGAACGTCGTACATATTATAAACCTACAAGAATTACAACTATAGTCCAGAAGGATGAAAAAACGGCTACCTCAGATGATTTTGGATTAGAATTTAATCGTACTGGTATATTTGCATTTTTGCGGGATGATTTAAAAGATAAAAATATTCATATTGAAGAAGGTGATGTTATCGAATGGGATAATGAATATTATGAAATAGATAATGTAGGATCGTCGCAGTATTGGGCTGGTAGAAATCCATCGACATTGTTAGGTAATACTTCCGGTGAATTGGATGAGGAATTTGGATATAGTGTTGCTATAATAGCAGAAGCTCATGTTACTAAACGTAATAACATTAATATTGAAGAAGTTAGATCCGGTGTAAATAAGCCACCGTATATTTCACCAACAGATAGAGGGATATATAACTAATGGCCGAGCTAAACAGAACAGATTCATCATTCACTAATAATCCAAAAGCAAACCGAGCTGAACAAGTCCGGCGAGATGATGATACAATTAAAACGCAAGCATGTACAATATACGACCATGACTTTGCAATATTAACTTATCTTAGAGATACGGTAAAGCCAAAAGTAATAGAAAATGATGCTGCCATTGATATACCAGTCATGTATGCCAATGGAGAAAAGTGGAGCCAAGTGCAGGCGCATGGATATATGAGAGACAAAAAAGGCAAAACAATGACCCCTCTTATTATGATCCGTCGTAATTCTATTGTCGAGCGTGATTCGATGAAAAAGCTAGACGTTAACAGAAATCCAGCTGGTAACAATTTAGTATTAGAAAGCAAGTATACAAACCGGCATCGATACGATAGATTCTCTGCAACATCAAATTCAAAGCCTAACAAAGAATATTATGTAACGCTAATACCTGAGTTTGTTGATATATCTTATGATGTATTTATATGGACGTCATTGCAAGAGCAAATGAATCAAGTATTAGAGCAGATAATTCCATTAGGAGGATTTGCATGGGGCACAACCTGGAAATTTCCTTGTATAGTGCAAGATGTGGCAAATGAATTATCTAATGATACCGGAGAAGACAGAACCGTAAGAGCTACATTGCCAGTAACAATGAAAGGCACTATCTTTCCAGAAGCAGAATTATATAAATCAAATGTGCAAAAGCAATATGGTATCAAGCAGATTAAATTAGCAGAAACTCAATTTACAGCGCCACCCGATGGTTATGGGGATGATATAGGCACGAATGGAAATTTCCTGCCGTTTTATCGGCGGTTTGATCAATAACGTAATATTTATTTAAAAGGTTATATCATGGCAACAAAGTTAACACAAGAAGAACTAGATAATTTAAAAAATCTAAAAGAACGCAGCGATTCAAAAGTATACGAATTTGGGCAGTTAGAAATAGAAATGCTATTAACGCATCAATATTTAGAATCACTGGATAATGCTAAAAACAAATTGAATACAGATTTCACTACGTTACAAAAAGAAGAGCAAGATGCTGCTAAAGCGTTAAATGAAAAATACGGTGACGGTTCAGTTGATTTAGAGAAAGGTGAATTTATACCTAACGAATCGATTGTTTGACCAATTAATACCATATTTATATAAAACTTAATAAAAGGGATAATCAATGGCCGAAAGAATTGTAAGTCCTGGTGTGTTTACCAGGGAAGTTGACCAATCATTTTTACCAGCTGCAATAGGTGCAATTGGTGCCGCAGTTGTAGGACCAACCGTAAAAGGTCCAGCAATGGTACCAACAATTGTATCTGGGTATGATGAATACAGACAAATATTTGGAGATGTATTCACTAGTGGTTCTGGTGCGAATGAAAAGTCGTATAAATATTTAACATCTATATCAGCACAAAACTATTTAAAATATGCTGATACATTAACCGTAACAAGAATTATGGCCGGTGGTTATGCTCCTGCTGATTCATATGTAAAAGATGCAGGTACTAGTACCGGTGTTACTTATGCTAGTGGTTCTGTAACGATAGTAGCCGCGGCCGTTGATAATCAAGAATACCGAATTGTCGAAGGAAGTACAACATATCGATTTATAGCATCAGGTAATCCAATACCTGCAGATGATACCGATGGTGATCTTTATTTCTTTAGTACCGGCTCAACAGCAACAGCAACAGCCACTAATTTGGTAAGCGAAGTTAATGGAGTATCTGGAATTGGCGTAACAGCCGTTGATGGTGGCTCTGGATTATTTATATTATCTGGTTCTAGTGCAGGTGCTGGAAACGGCATTACATTCGCAACCAGTTCTGCAACAGATGCAACGACATTCGCAACTCAGTTTACCTTAGCAGGTGCTTCTAGTACAGTTACCGCCGGCAATTCATTTAGATTGTATACATTAGCCGATGGTGCTATTATGAATAGTGGTCAAGCTGCAGCATCGACAGCAGGAAGTGGATCAACGGCAGATGAAACAACAAATAGCATGCTTGTTTCTGGTTCAATTGATAATCTACGATGGGAAGTAGCAAATGTTAATAATACTTTAGGTACATTTAGTTTATATGTTAGAAGAGGTGATGATACTTCAAAAAGAAAAAGTATTGTCGAACAATATAACAATCTTACATTAGATCCAAATTCACCTAATTATATTGCACGTAGAGTTGGCGATCAGAAATATACGATGAGAGATTCCGGTGGCACTTCGCCATTCTTGCAATTATCAGGTTCATTCCCAATAAGGTCTAAATATATAAGAGCTGAGGTACTTAAAACCACTCTTAATTATTTAGATGCAAATGGAAATGTTAGAGTAAGTGCAGCTTCTGCATCATTACCACAAGCAGTATCAGGAACATTTGCTAATGGGTCAGATGGCAACGTTCAGCATCCGCAGCAATTTTATAATGACATTACCAATACCAATACTCAAGGATTTAATCTAGGAGTTGCAGCTAACGGCCTAACATCATATACAGATGCTATCAATTTATTAAGTAACCAAGATGAATATGATATTAATTTGATATCATTCCCAGGATTACTTAATAGCGCAACCAACCATAGTGCTGTATTATCTACGGCAGAAAGCATGGTAGAAGGTAGAGGCGATTGTTTTATGATATCAGATCCAATATTATACGGATCAGGATTATCAGCAGCACAAGCTCAGGCAGAAGCCGAAGATTCAAGCTATAATGCAATGTATTGGCCATGGTTGCAAATTGCAGATAATGATTTAGGTCAGAATATTTGGGTACCAGCCACCACATTGATTCCAGGAGTATATGCATTTAATGATATGGTAGCTGCTCCTTGGTTTGCACCAGCAGGTCTTAACAGAGGTGGATTGGAAACAGTAATCCGGGCTGAGAGAAAATTAACTCAAACCAACCGAGATAGTCTTTATGAAAGTAATGTTAATCCTATTGCAACTTTTCCTAACAGTGGAGTTGTAGTATTTGGACAAAAGACATTACAGAAAAAATCATCTGCATTGGATAGAATTAATGTACGAAGATTACTTATTGCAGCTAAGAAATTTGTTGCATCATCTAGTAAGTTCTTGGTATTCGAGCAAAATACAACCGCAACTAGAAACAGATTCCTTTCTATTGTTAATCCTTATTTTGAAGATATCCAGCAACGTCAAGGTTTATATGCATTCAAGGTAGTAATGGATGAAACAAATAATACCCCAGACGTAGTTGATAGAAATCAATTAGTAGGACAGATATTCTTGCAACCAGCCAAGACAGCAGAATTCATTATTATTGATTTCAATGTTTTACCAACGGGAGCTGCTTTTCCAGAGTAAAAATTAGGAAAGTAGATATTTATATAAAAGAGGAAACATAAATGGCACAATTATTAGATCCAACCGAGATATTTTTTACCGCATATGAACCAAAAGTAAGTAACAGGTTTATTATGTATGTAGATGGAATTCCATCATATCTTATTAAAGCTGCATCTAGACCATC